CAGGAAGAGCTTCCCAGCCAGCCTGTGCTACATCTGCTACCTTGCCTGCTGCTTCTTTAACAGGCTCAGGAATAGCTGCACCAATAGCCTGTGCTGCTGCTCTGTTAGTCTCTGCAGTTAACGGATCTTGTACAGGCGTAACAGTTTCCCAGCCTGTCTCTGGTTTAATAGTTTCCCATGTAGCCATTACTTACCCTTAGGTTTGCGCTGGACAGCACCGTTAACAATACGATATTCAAAGTTAGCTGGATCATAAACACCACCGGCCTTCTCTACCGCAGCTTTGATAGTAGGATCACCAGCTACTGGAGCAGCCTGTGCAGCAGCAGGAGCCACACCAGGGACACCACCTTCTGTAGTCTTCTTCCGTAATGCTTTCTCAGAGGCACTCACAATAGACTGACCAGCAGGACCGTACAGAATAGAAGAAGGAATGTTCTGACTCTGTAGTGGCTTGGTAGGATCGATACCATAGCCCTGCAGGAGTGTACGCGCAGCGTCTGTCTCAGCATCCCATCTCTCTGCTGGTCCAAACTTCTTAGCATCTTCTAGATCTTTCTCGTACTTAGCAGTCAGTGCTTTTTCTTTCTTGAGTGTAACATCAGCCTTCTCTTCTGCACCAGCACGAGTGATAGCACCAGTAGTACCAGCAGTAGCAATCTTCTCATAACGAGCCAGTGCAGCTTGGTTGTTAGGATCTGCCTCGATGATCTTAGCAAGACGCTGCAACTCAAAGGTAGCTTGATCAGGATTCTCAGTAAAGAACTTAAGCTCTTTCTGTTCACCCTCAGTAGCTTCTCGTCCGGCCTTGCTTAGTTTAATCTGACGATCAAGAGAAGCAAGTTCTGCAGCCTGAGCTTTCTCAGCAGCAATGATCTTAGCATCAGCATACTCTGCAGGAATAGCGTTAGCCAGAGCCTTGTAGAATTCAGGGCTAGTCTGATCAGGGAATTGTTGTGCTACTTTATTATAGATACCCTGGATAGCAGAGGCACGAGCCAGTGCTGGATCTTCACCACCAAAGATACCACCAAGCAAGTTACCAATAGCAAAGCCCATACGACTCTGAGGACTCTGCTGTGCAGCTAGAAGACGATCAAACTCAGCAGCACGTTCACGTCTGTACTTGATAGGATCAATACCAAAGAGACTAGTCTGAAACGGAGTAGCCATTACTTACCTCCTCCAAATGCACGAGAGCCACCAGCAATTAGTGATGACAAGAAGTCAAGGTTAGCTTGGTTAGCTGCCTGAACACCTTGGTAACGAGTCTGTGCAGCTTGAGACAAGCCAGCACCAAGCAGTGAACCACCAGCCTGACCACCTTGTGTGACTGCACCGCCAAGCTGCATACCAAGGTTGAAAGGCTGTAGTCCAAGATCCTCGATAGTACCAATAGTACCAAGGTAAGACTGTAGCGGAGACAGAGCCTGACCAGGAATACCATACTGCTGACCAAGTAGGCTAGCACCAGTACCAAATAAGCTAGACCCAAAGCCAAGCTGTTGTTGAGAAGCTGCCTCAGCATCTGCTGCAAGCTGTAGATCCTGTTGTCTACGTGCCTGTGCTAGGCTGTAGAGTTCAGGCTGTCCTTGACCAGAGATGTTTAGACCAGCACGACCACGTCCAAAGACACCAGCAGCTAGACGTTGTTCTTCTTGTTGACGGATAGGATCTATCAGTGCCTGTTGCTGGCTGATATAACGCTGTCTGAGGGCCTCAGGAGACTGAGCTAGGTACTGCTCACCCAAACTGAACAAGCCTCCTGCAGCGGTTCCTAGTGGCTGTGCTGCCATCTGTGCTTGCTCAGCAGTCTCTACTGCTCCACCTGTTAGGCCCATCAGCCTATCTTGGATAGCCTTGAGTGCTGGGTCTACTGTATATCCTGCTCCAGTAACAACAGGTAGGCCAGTAACAGGATCAGTCTCAGTAGTAAACTGTGACGTACCAAACCTAGATGTCATCCCTACTGGTCTGAAAGCAGACGCATAAGCAGCTAGACGAGCAGCCTCTGCCTGCTGTTGAGCAGCTGTTTCTGCAGCACGTCTGGTAGCTTTGGCTCCAGTAAATGGTTCTAAGATACTTCCTACGATGTTACCCATTATTTACTCCTGAAATAGATATTGACATCTCTGCCATCCTTAGCAGGCTTGGTCTCTAAGAACTCAAACCCTATCTTACTTCCAAACTTAGCTAGTTTAGGATCATTGTCTACAACAGCATAGAGATGATCATCAAGAAGCCACTGCAATAAATCTAAATGATACACATACTCACGATACACATTAGGTGTCCAGCTATGTACATCAGTATGAAACCAACTTAGTCCTTCCCAATTCTCCAGATACATTGTGTATTCTGGACGTTTTACTACTGGTATCTTTTGCAATTAACTAACACCGATTACCAAATAAGAAACAGTGTTTGGTTGACTTGAACTACCATATGCCATATTACCAGAAACAGTTATTGATGTAGTAGAGATACTAGAAACTTGGATGGACGCCCCATAAAAACTACCATCACCGTCGTTAAAACTAGCTAATGTTTGATATACAGTTGTAAATGTAGTTGGTAGCGTAGCACTTCCAGAGCAAGAAGTAAAACCATTATTAGAACTACCAGTATTTGATGTTGTAATAGAACCCCAAGCAAGAGTCAAACCATTAGACAAACGAACCCAACCATTAGCTCCCAATGACTCAGTTACTGTTGAGATACTAGCTGTGCTAGCTGCAGTGATTTGTCCTTGAGCATTGACAGTAATAACAGGAACAGCAGAGCTAGATCCATACGACCCAGCAGTAACAGCAGTATTAGCTAGGCTAATTGTACGATCAGCAGCAAGAGTACCTCCGCCAGACAACCCAGTTCCCACATTAATAGCTCTAGTTTCACTAACAAGTCCAGTCGTTCCAGTAGAAACAGCGGAAGTTACAAACGCAGTGGTAGCTACTTGTGTAGTATTAGTACCAGCAGAAGCAGTAGGAGCAGCAGGAGTTCCAGTAAATGTAGGGCTATTGCTGTCTGCTTTAGATGAAATAGCTGATGCTACCGCAGTTAACTCAGTATCAATCTCTGTCCCTTTAACAATTTTATTACTGTCACCACTAGGCAGAGTATCTTTAGCAGTAAAGTTAGTAGCTTTTGTATAGTTTGACATGACTTATCCTTAAATAATTACTTTGCCGCCTTTAACACCAATGTCAATCTTCTGAATAGACAGAGGATTACCATTAATATCTGCTTCTAATCCAATCTGTAATACAACACCAGCACCGCCAAGGTTGGCAGTAAACCGATCAAGAACAATACCACCAGAGTATTCAGCAATACCATACTCTCCAATACCGTATTCATATACAACAGCAGAATCTAGTAGTTTAGTTACAGACTTATAGTTATCAGTGTATTCAAAACCATACTTAACAGCAATGGATTGATTAGAACCACCAATAACAACAAAGCCTGCCTTCTTTAATACTTTAATATTAGTAGGTTGATCAAAGTCAAAGTAGTTAGTAAAGTATCTTAGACGATAAGAAGATCCATTGTCATCATGACCATAATACTTACCTACATAACCAGCCTTACCAATCAACATTTCTTTATTAGTATTAACAAAGAAAGCATGAGGCTCAATACCAGTCCAGATAGTAACACGAGCAGCACCGTCTTGCAGAGCACCACGCATATCAAAGCAATAGACATAACGTGTAGCTGGTAGTGCTAGTAAATAGAAAGCATCTCTGTCATAATAGACTGCACGAATCTTGCTTGTTGTTTCAGACGCTACGTTAGTTACTAGTTCATCTCGTACATTCTTAGACAGATCACGAAACGGTAGAGACTTTTCCTGCACCACACGCTGCAGACTACGAACACCAGAGTCAGACAAGAAGATAATATCTGTACCAGTATTAACGATAGAGTCTCTAGCTACACATCCTACATTAGAGATAAAGTCTGCAAGAGTTAGCTGAGTAACATCAATAGGATTAGCGTATACAGCAATGTTGTTACGACCAAAGACAATCAAGAATCCGTTATGTGCAGCTAGTCCTACAATCTGATCATTGTTAGGAAACACTGCATTCAATGACAACGAGCCTGAATCACCACCATCAAACTCCGAACCATTAAGCAATTGACTAAAGTAAACTGTTTGTCTGTCACCTACAATGTCTGCCATCCAGATACGACCATAAGCAGCTAGTACAGTATTAGGTTTAAAGTCTGTAGTGCTATACCCAGGAGGTAAAGAACCTACATCACCAAGACGCTGAAAGCCATAAGTGCCGCTATCGTGATCATGAGCACCGCCACCACTAACAGGTAACTCATGGTAGACCAGTGCTTCGTGTCCAGTCTGTACAATATACGCATGAGGTACTGCATCAGCACCGTCACCATACGGTAAAGAAGCTGCTTGCCAATCGTTACCAGAGATAGTATAAGAGACATCGCCAGAGTTATCTGTGTTACGTACAGTCTTGGTTACTAGCGTAGTAGTGCCGACAAATAATCTATTATTGCCGCCAGAGATAAGCTTATTACCGTCAGTAGGATCAACCATCTCAAACAAAAACTCGATGTTATTCGATCCAAGATCTGTATTAACTGCATTGATTGCGTCCCATCCTCGTCTTGCACCAATACGACCATACCTGTCAATTACACAGTTCTGTGCAGTTAAAGCAAAACCACTAGACAACTGAATGCTAGACTCTTGGGTGTTTAGCCCAAGGAACCCAGGCGCAGCAATCGTAGCAGTAGCTAGTCCTTTAGCCATTAGACAAGTTTCCAGATAAGTTCTGTTGGGTATCTATTAGCTTCCATAGCAACATGGTCAGCAAGAGACTGTTGGTATAACTGGTAAGCCTCAGCACTAGACATACCTGCATCTTCACCGCGCTCAATCAAAGCTTTAGCTACAGCCAAAAAGATAACAGGCTCTGCTGGTACTTTTAGTGCATCACTGTTAGCAGATAGTGGTGCTTGTGGTTTAGTAATGTTAAAGAAGATATTATAGATAGCATCAGGTACAGGCCACAGATCAACCTGTGTGTCTCCATTAGCGTCTACACCGTTAAAGTTATAGTACTGGGGAGGTCCCTTCTCTACAGAAGGATAGTTAAGAAACCAGTCATTCATTTTCTCAGTAGAAGCAAAGTCTAGTTTCCAGTTACTCTCTTGGTTAATAACATCATAAACACGAAACCGCTGACCAGAGTCTGTCATAACATAGTTAAACAGATCGGGAGCAGTGGTTACAGTCAGTGTCTCTGACAAAGCATTCCACTCATAAGCATCTTCTACTTGTCGCTTAGCATCATTAACAAACTTAGCGATAAGCTTTGAGTAAGGAGTGTCAGTAACAGCAGTGACCTCGTTCTCACGAAGACGAATCAAGACATCATTAACTAGTTCTAGATAGTTCATTACCATTTCACCTTATCAGCCCAGTATGCTGCAGACATCTTACCTTTAGCAATGTTAGCAGCG